AGTTGAATTTAGTATAGTCGTATATTATAATTAGAGTAAACTAGTTTATCATAAAGGAGTTTAGAAATGACCATATACAAAGTTGATAATGTTTATTACAATGATGAAGGCATTGAGCAGTACATTGATCAGAATTATTCTTTTGCAGATTTTCTTTCTGAAAGTATCAACGACAAAAGTGGAAACGTACGAGGTCTGCTTAACACTATGAACCGGGTGTGGAACAGTGAAAACCAGAACCAGGTTGTTAACTATCTAAATGCTCTTAACTACCTGTATGTAGGTTATGTTAACAATGTAATTTCTAACATTCCTCGTTACAGTGTTGTGGAAGGCGGTTCTAACCCTACAAGTACTAATCCGCCAGCTCCTCCTGTAGAAGGCTCAGTAGAACACGTTTCTGATGAATCTCCAGACATCAACGGTCCTGTTTCAAATGAGGATAGCGAACATGACAAATAAAGAACTTGTAGAACGTTATCCGTGGATCCGTATTGGAGACAAATCCCTTGAAGTAACGGACGATATGGTAACGTGGGCAGACCTTATACCTTCCGGGTGGATGGAAGCATTTGGAGATCTTTTGTTTGAAGATTTAAATAAAGCTATTATAGACAGTTTTCCTGACGGAGTTCCTGACGATTTTTGTATTACAGAAATCAAAGAAAAGTGGGGACGGCTCTGCATATATACCACTCACGAAACTCAACAGATACGTGATGTACTCATGTCGTATGAGTATCTTAGCTCTTTTGTTTGTATCTCCTGTGGTATTCCTTATCCGTTTTCTCATATGACTTACAACGGTTGGATACTTCCTTTGTGTGAGAATTGTTTTATCAAGAATCATAAGTATAAAGAAAAGGAAGATGCGCACGAAGAGTATCTTCAAACAGTGTTAAAAGATAGTATTTCCGTTTTTCAAGGACCCGAAAAGAAGATTACACTTGAGACATATTCTACAACTGAAGATTCAAATATTACACATATTTCAGTTCTTCCAACGTGGAAGAAAATTATTACACGATACACACAGAAAAAACTTATTTGATATAGGAGGTAATTACTAATGGCACAGAGGGCTCTTGCCCACGTTGAAAAGATTGTTAATATTCAGCCTATTGAAGGAGCAGACAACATTGAGGTTGCAACTGTTCTAGGGTGGAAGGTTGTAATTGCAAAGAAAGATGGTTTCAACATTGGAGACAAGGTAGTCTATATTGAAATTGACAGTAAAGTTCCTGAACGCCCTAAGTTTGAATTTCTGAGAGATCGGAAGTTCCGTGTTCGTACAATTCGACTTAGAGGTCAGTACTCACAGGGACTTATTATGCCTCTTTCAATTCTTCCTAATGCATCATATGAAGAAGGACAGGACGTCACACAAGAACTCGGTATTAAATACTATGTAGAAGAAGACAACGTTAGAAAAGCTGATGGTCCTTCTAATGAAGCTAAATATCGTTCAATGTGTGACCGTAAGAAGCAGCTTTTTAAGAAGCCTTTCTTCAAGTGGGTGTTGAAGCATAAGTGGGGCAGAAAAATTCTTTTTGTATTCTTTGGAAAGAAGAAGGACACTCCCAAAGGATTTCCGACAAAGTTTGATTTTGTTCATAAAACGGACGAAACTCGTATTGAGAACCTTCCTCATCTGCTCGGGTATCCCAGACCTCTTATTGTGACAGAAAAACTTGACGGTACTTCAAGTACTTATATTCTTGAACGTCTTCGCGGTCGTAACAAGTTTGAATTCTATGTTACGTCTCGTAACGTTAGACAGCTGAATGAAGAGCAGAACTGTTACCACAAGTATAATATCTACTGGGCGATGGCGAAGAAGTATGATATTGAAAATCATCTGAAAGAATACCTTATTAACAACCCAGAATTGAAGTATGTTTGTATCCAGGGTGAATCTGTAGGAAATGTTCAGGGTAATCCTCTGAAACTGAAAGAAGATGATCTGTATGTTTTCAATTTTATCCGTTCGGATTGTGGCAGAATAGATTCTCGTGACGGAAAGCGCATTGTTGAGTCTTGGGGAATGAAGTGGGTGCCTATTCTTGACACTGAATTCAAGATGCCCGAAGACATGGAGGAATTCAAAGTCATGGCAGACGGAAAGTCTGTCGTCAACCCTGCTGTTATTCGTGAAGGTTTTGTTCTTCGAGACCCTACATGTGACCTTTCTTTCAAGAATGTTAGCCGGAAATTCTTGCTCAAGCATCAGGATGATTTGGTAGAATGACGTTATTGTATAATAATATACACATCTTCTGAATAAGGAGGTTGACTTTGAGAATTTTAATTGACATGGATGACACGATTGAAAATTTAGGAGAGGCATGGGTTCATTTACTTAATAAGAAGTACGGAACAGACGTAAATTGGTTTGATATACGAAACTGGGATATGCAACTCTCGTTTCCAACATTAACGGAAAAACAGATTTATGAAGTCCTTAATGAAGAATCTTTCTGGGATACTGTCACCGTTAAAGAAGGTGCTGCAGATAGTATCAAAGAACTAATGGATCAAGGACACGAAGTATTTATTGTTACTTCGTCTTGGTATACCACTCTTGTACCAAAGGTAGAGAGATGCTTATTAAAGTATCTTCCTTTTCTTTCCTGGGATCAAGTTATTGTAACATCACACAAGTATTTGATTAAGGGAGACATACTAGTTGATGACAACCCGGAAAACTTTGTTAATGGGGAATATTTCGGGATCTTGTTTAATGCACCTCACAACACAGATTTTGATGAATCAAGTAACGATCTTGTTAGGGCAGACAACTGGAATTCTGTATTTATCATTATTCAGAGTTATCAAAAACTACTAGAGTTACTATAATGAGGTATTTGAATGATTGAGTACTACAGTACTCACTGTGGGACTTGTGAAACATTTTCGTGGTACATGGAGTCTAAGGGTGTACCTTATCAGCTTATAGACGATGAAGCCAAGGTACGATCCGCTGCTAATAAGTATCATGTAACTGTTTTTCCTTTTGCAGTGATTGACGGAAAATTCTACAACTCAGCGCAACTTCTAGAATATGTTTCTAAATATGAAGAAAAAGGTTGAATCTATGATTACACTATACACAATTGATTGTCCAAAATGCAAAGTTCTAGAAAATCTGTTGAAAAAGAAACAGATTTCTTACAATACGGTACGAGACATGGAACTGATGAAGCAGAAAGGGTTTACAGAATGCCCAAAACTTGAAGTAAACGGGCAAGTTCTTGGATTTACAGAAGCAGTTACATTTGTGAAAGGTCAGTAAGTATACATATGGAAATCACTCTTAAATTAAATAAAGATTTTGAAAGATGTCTAGAAAATCTTAAAGTAAAGTACGGGGAGGACTTTGAGTTCATCAATGGTATCCACCCCAGTCAGTTAGACAACTCGGAATTTCTAGATCACTTTGTTTCTAACAATACACTTGCGGATGTAAGTATTGACCCAAACGCTAATGCTAACAGAAGAGACATCCGTAGCTTTATTACAGAGAAGGGAAAGAGCACAGATAAGCTGTTTGCTCTTAACAAGATATTCTACGAAATCAAAAAGCGTTGGGGAATCAAAGCAGCTCGGCAGTGGCTTGAGCAAGAATTTAGTAAAGGTTTCTACCTGAACGATGCAACTACTGCAAGCTACTTCCCGTATTGCTATGCCGTAGACCTTAGTAGACTCGCCAGAGAAGGTCTTTTCTTCTTGTCCGGATACAACAATCAGCCTCCAAAACATCTAACAACATACTTTGATGATGTAATTGAGTTCATTAGTTTTCTTTCTAATCGACAATCTGGAGCTGTAGGCCTCCCCAATGTTCTTATCTGGGCATGGTATTTCTGGGAGAAGGATTGTGAAAATGATTATTACTTAAAAGATCCTGACACATATCTACGTCAGAATTTTCAGAAGTTTATTTATAGATTGAACCAACCCTTCCTTAGAATCAATCAGTGTGCATTTACAAATGTTTCTATATTTGACCGTCCATACCTGGAGAATTTGTTTGGAGGTATCATCTTCCCAGACGGAACACTTGCTATTGATCACATTGAAGATTTTATCAATGTTCAAAAAGTATTTATGGAAGTTGTAAGTGAGACTCGACACACTTCCATGTTTACATTCCCAGTCCTTACTTATTCTCTTCTTCGGAAGAAAGATATTCCGCAGGAAAAGTTGGACGAGATGATTAAAACAAAAAACTGGGATCTTTTTGTCGATAATGACTTTGCCAGATGGTGTAGTAATCATAATATCCTATGGAGTGACTCTAACTTCTTTGTTAGCGACAATGTTTCTACTCTAAGCAATTGTTGTCGTCTTCTGTCGGACACGTCAAAGTTAGATGTTTTCGTGAACAGCGTAGGCGGAACAGCTTTGAGTACAGGGTCTTGTCGTGTAAGTACTATAAACCTTGTAAGAATTGCATATGAATCTAACTGCAAAGAAAAGAAGTACCTTGACATTCTTCGAGAGCGTGTACTGCTAGACTGTAAGGCTCTTACTAGTATGCGGCATATTCTTCAACGTAATATTGAAAAGGGTCTACTTCCGAACTTCCAGGAAGGTGCAGTTGAACTGTCAAAACAATTCAGCACCATTGGAGGAATTGGCTTGTATGAAGTTATGGATATGTTCGGTTACATTGACACGGACGAGTTTGGTAATAAATCATACTCAGATGACGGTATCCGATTTGCAACACAGATTCTAGATACTATAAATGAAGTTAAGGACAGTTTTGAATGTGACTTTACGTTCAACCTAGAATTTGTTCCAGCAGAAAACGCTGCAGGAGTTATGTGCAAAGCGGACAATCTTTTGTTTGATAACGACAAATACTTTATATACGCTAACCAGTGGATACCTCTGTATGAGCCTTGCACGCTTAAAGAAAAGTGTCGTTTGGGAAGTTTGTTTGACATGAAGTGTGGCGGCGGATGTATTGCTCATATTAACATTGAAAATAGATTTCCTAGTGAGAAGGCCGCTTGGGACATGTTAAACTATGTGGCTGCTAAGGGAGTTATCTATTTTGCGTTTACTACAACAATAAATGTTTGTGAAAACAGCCATTCTTATGTAGGTGGAGATACTTGCCCTGTTTGTGGTAGTAAAGTCATAGCAGAAAAGTTTCAGCGTGTAGTGGGATTCTATACACCAAAATCTAGTTACCAGAACATTCGCAAGAAAGAAAGCGATATGAGAAAGTGGTACAATGTTTTAAACTGTGAAGGAATGATGGATTCTTAACATGTTGTTAAAGGGAATTAAAGACGAAGATTTTTGTCAGTACAAAGATCCTTGTATGTTTGTAATTTTTCCAACATGTACGTTTAAATGTGAGCAGGAGTGCGGAGAGGTTTGCTGCCAAAACAGCAGCCTTTCCAAATCCCCTAATATTACAATTCCAGTAGAAGAAGTTGTTGAAAGATACTTATCAAATCCAATAACTTCTACAGTAGTCTGTGGTGGTCTAGAACCATTTGACTCATACGAGGATCTTCTGAAACTAGTATCAGAGCTTCGACAAAAAACAGACGACACAGTAATTGTATATACAGGGTATACGGAAGAAGAGGTAAAATCTAACATAGATGAATTATCACAGTTTAAGAATATAATTGTTAAGTTTGGAAGATTTGTCCCACATACGGGTTCAAGGTTTGACGATATTTTAGGAGTGCAACTTGCATCGTCAAATCAGTATGCAAAACGTATTAGTTGATTTATAGGATCATTCATACTATAATGAAGAATGTAAACATTGAACATTGAAAAGAAAGAATTTTCTTCTCAAGAGACGAAGTTGATTTACATCGTGTTATCACTTATAATGATAACATAAAGAATAACAGAAGATATATCAACAAGAGCGAAAAAGAAGAAGATTCTGAGTACTAAATAATTTTAGTAAAATCTTTAGTGCCAAATATTATACTTTCCTAAAAGTATAAGGAAATAACAGAAAGAGGTATTTACAAATGAACGAAGCCCAGGTTCCCATGATTTATGGTCACTGTCGAGTACATGTTGACTCCGACGCAAAGGTTGTCGTAGCAACAAGTACTTACGCAGGAAAGACGGTACGAGGTGTAGCTCGTTGCCACCCCAATGATGAATTCGATATTGACAAGGGAATTCAACTTGCAGTAGCTCGTTGTAACCTGAAGGTTGCAGATAAGCGTCAGGCACGAGCCGCTCGTAAAGTGAAGGAAGCGAAGAAAGCTCTTCACGAAGCTCAAATGTTCTACAACAAGATGCTTAGCTATCGAACGCAGTCAGTGTTAGAGTATCTCTCTGCTAAAGATGATCTTGAGGAGATTGAAGACCGTTATGTATAATGACTGTTATGCAACTTGCGGAGTTGGAAACAACAAATGCAAGAATAAGTATTGTAGTGCCAATCCGAATTACTCTGCTCCTGTACCTAAGCAGAAGGCCAAGCAGGGAGCTGGTAAGCCCTGTAAGAAGAAGCAGGCAAGTATTCCGAAGTATAACTCTTCGATGCTGAATTATTTTCACGATTAACAAGAAATACGACAATAACAGCAACAAAACAAGTTGAATATTTTATTAGGAAAATATATAATTTGTCGTGTTATATGAAATAGTGAAGGGAAGTATTGCCTATGCGTATTACTAAAATTCACACAGGAGATAAACTTCAGACCTTCTAATTAAGTGACGGGCAACACTTTAAAAGGCCCACCGATATAGGGGTGTCGCCAAGTGGTAAGGCACAGGACTTTGACTCCTGCATACGTTGGTTCAAATCCAACCACCCCTGCCATACAAAATATGCTCCCATAGTACAAAGGTTAGTACAGGGCACTTGTAATGCTCAGATGTCCGTTCGATTCGGACTGGGAGCTCCATTATCCGCACGGGTGGCAATAGTTCCGACTGACGAGTCACTTCTGTTATACAGAAGTTTGGTGCGGTATACAAATAAATATGTGCCTAAATTCAAATGGTAGAACTTTCATTTGAATAACAAAGTGTGATACATGTGAACAGATGGAGCACTAAGCACACGGGTCTTCTAGAGGCCTTCTCCGTCAGCTATATCCCTTAGTAGTTCAACGGGAGAACACCGACTGACAGCGTTAGCGGAGGATATTGGTTCGAATCCAATGTAAGGGCGTGGTTCTTCCACCACGAAGAGAAGCGGGTGGTTTCCACCGTTAGGAAACTAAGGCGAGAATCGTGAAACATTGCCCATGAAAGAGTCGTTGACTTTCAACTGTTGTTCTCCTCAACAGTAATGTAGATGGAGTGACATCCGGAAAAGAACGGAATAGCAACTACAATGCAGCATTTGTTGAGCGAAGTGTAACTGTATGGCTCCTCTACCCCGATAGCACTATAAACACGATGGGCAGAGCCAGGGGACAATATATGTCCTCTACATCGGGTGTTGGTATAATGGCTATTATTTCTGACTTCCAATCAGAAGATGAGGGTTCAATCCCCTTACACCCGTCCACACGGGAGATTAGCCTAATGGTTCAGGCAGTCGGCTGTTAACCGACCTATAGAGGTTCAATTCCTTTATCTCCCGCCAAATCGCGCCTTCGACTAACTGGTAAGGTCACGTGCCTTTCACGCACGTAATATGGGTTCGAGTCCCGTAGGCGTGACCATTATATCGCGGGATATATGGAGCGGTTCCAGGCAGGGCTCATAACCCTTGAGACGCCAGTTCGAATCTGGCTCCCGCAACCAATTAAAGACACAAGCAGCAATAACAATATATATTTGAATTTTGGTTTCAAAGAATTTGGTGTCTTGTTTTATATGCCTCAGTAGCTCAGCTGGAGTAGAGCATGCGCCTTCTAAGCGCAGTGTCGGGGGTTCGAGTCCCTTCTGGGGTGCCAGTGTGCGTAGCTTTGAGATCATGCGCAACTACGAAAAATCCTTTTGCCTAAGGTATTGCTACACAACTTAGGAGGTACGCGTTACAGCATATTGAATGGAGAATTGTAACGGGTTTATTTTATAGGTTGGTAAACCTTGGGGACACCCTAAAGAGTCCCGTGCGTATGTGAGCCCTATATCACAACGACGAAATATAGAAGTAGGGCAAAGAGAGATGAGCGTCAGACGTGAGGGGATGCCCGAAGTAGACGAAGCGTTCAAGGTTGAAGCTCTCCTAGAAGTTGACTGACCAAGACTTCTGATCCGGCTCCTTAACTCAGTTGGTAGATCGACGTAATTTTATTTAGTTATATGCCAGTATGGTGAAATTGGTATACACGCGTGCCTTAGGAGCACGTGCCGAGAGGCTTGCAGGTTCGAGTCCTGTTGCTGGCACCAAATAGGCGCAGCTTCTTCTGCGCCTTTTATAATCCCGTTTAGCTCAGTTGGTAGAGCACGCCCCTTTTAAGGGTGGAGTCGTCAGTTCAAGTCTGATAACGGGAACCATTATAAGGTCTTTTAGCTCAGTTTGGTTAGAGCATACGATTGATAATCGTAGGGTCAGTAGTTCAAATCTACTAAGGACCACCATGCTCCAGTGCAGAGCATAGTTGTGCACAGGTCGCTTAGAGGACAGTGTAAGCCCTAAGGTTCTTTTCTAGGAACTGAAATTAGAACGTATAGAGAGATTGCAGAACATTACAGATCTTCACTCTTAACAACGAACAGTGAAATAAAGAATTCTCTGAAATGTAGGTTTGAGAAGAGTTGGTGTTTCCTTAAAACTCACTTCTTGTATAGTCCCTGATAGTGTAGGCGATACAAGTATTAGCTATCATACAGGGAGATAGTTTAATTGGTTAGAATAACGGTCTCCAAAATCGCTGATTAACGTTCGAGTCGTTATCTCCCTGCCATTTCCTTTACATACCTCTGCCAGGATGCAAGTAGAAAACGTAAAGGCTTTACTAAATAACATAAATCCAAGTTATTGTAAAGAAAGTGTTGTTTGGTGACCTCTAATGACATTGTCTTTATTGAATGGTTATTTCCTAGTTGTCATACTTAATAATTATCTGGTCAATATGTTTAAGTATGATAACGATTTAAACAGGTTATGCAAACACTTATTTAAATAAGGCTTGACAATATCTGTTTTCATGGGCTCTTAGCTCAGTTGGGAGAGCGCTGGATTTGCATTCCAGAGGTCGTCGGTTCGAGCCCGATAGAGTCCACCATACAATTTAGTTGATTTCAAGCTCACAATATAATAGAATATAAGCATAAAGAAATACGCGTCCTTAACCCGGACGGCTCTGGGACCTGTCTTGAAAACAGTGTGTACCTGATGAGGGTATGGGGGTCGGCACCTCAGGGGCGCGCCAGATGTCGTCAAGACATCAGCTTCACTCCCTTTCCTGATGTGGTTAGTCGCTATAGTTAATGGTTCAAATTCTGCTAGCAAATAAACAATAGAAGTCCCGCAAGTTGAAAGCGTTACAATAGGATGTTCAGCGGCTTTTTACATCAGATTTATTTTGTTAGAAACACTTACAGCAATTTTAATAGTATGGTATATGAGCCAAAAACAGTGTTTAGAAAGGACAAGATAACATGGAATTTATGAACGAAATGAAAAAGACTCAAGACATGAATACTCTGGTTCACACCGAGAATGGTGCCCTTGGTCATAAGACTACAGGAAAGTATCTCCTTGACCTGAACTTCTCTGTTTCCTCACTTCGAAATATGAAGGAAGTAGACGTTGCTAGTAAATTTATTGCTGCATTTGAAGAGGATCCTGTCTTAGCAATGCGTTGGCTCTTCTTTGCTAGAGATGTTCGTGGAGGCATGGGAGAGCGTCGACTGTTTCGTGTTTGCATGAAAGCTCTTGCCATTAGAAATTCTGCGCTTGTAGAATCTCTTGTTCCTCTTGTTCCTATCTACGGTCGTTGGGATGACCTTTGGGATCTGATGTATATGACTGACGGAGTGAGTAACGCTGTCGTGAGTGTAGTCAAACAGCAGCTTGCCAAGGACATTCTCGCCGCTAAGCGAAACGACTCTATTTCTCTTCTGGCAAAGTGGATGCCATCAGTAAACACCTCTTCCGACAAGACCCGTAGGATGGCTCGTGACCTGGCTAACTCTCTGGGGCTTACAGAACGTCAGTATCGTAAAATTCTCAGCGAACTTCGTAGCAAGCTCAATGTCACAGAGACGATGATGTCTGCTAAACAGTGGGAAGATATTGACTATGAGTCTGTTCCTTCCCGGGCGAATCTTCTTTACAAAGATGCGTTCCTTCGTCACGATGAATCACGTCGTAATAATTACCTTGAATCTTTGCAGAAGGGCGAAAAGAAGATTAACGCTGCTACGCTGTTTCCTCATGATGTAGTTCATAAGTACGGTTGGGCTCCCGCTCTTGATAAAACAGTTGAGCAGCTTTGGAATAACCTTCCCGACTATGTTCAGGGCAATGGTTCTACAATGGTTGTTGCAGACGGTAGCGGCTCGATGTGTTGTAACATAGGTGACACTCGTGTCACTGCCTGGGAAGTTGCTCACTCTCTTGCAATCTATTTTGCACAGCACAGCAAAGGCCCGTACAGAAACCGTTACATTACATTCTCTTCTTGCCCTAAGTTTGTAAGTCTTGACGGAAGAACTCTTCTTGATAATATTCGTATTTCTCGTAACCACAGTGAAATAGCCAATACAAATATTGAAGCTGTATTTGATCTGATTCTTGACACTGCAATTCGTACAAATTGTAAGCAAGAAGACATCCCGCAGAATATTCTTATTCTTAGCGACATGGAATTTGACACAGCTACCCGAGGAGGACGTGGGTTTGCATCTCCTTCTAAGACGCTGTTTGACACAATTCGGAATAAGTGGGAGAATGCTGGGTATAAGATTCCTCGACTTGTTTTCTGGAATATTTGTTCCCGTACAGGAGCTATTCCGATGAAAGAGAACGATCTTGGCGTAGCTCTTATTAGTGGATTTTCTCCTTCTGTTTGCAAGATGGTCCTGACAAATGAGCTTGACCCTTACAAGGCGTTGCTGGAGACGATAATGAATCCTCGATACGATGCCGTAGAGAATGCAGTAAAAGATGTTGTATAAACAGCTGTTAACATAAGGGCTGAATTTTCAGCCCTGAACATATGGGGAGTTGGGATAATCGGTAGTCCAAAGGAATATAGTATGGCGGAAGATTTCTCTTTATATT